GGGCAGACCTGGTACGCGGACTTCGTGCAGGCGACGAACCTGGACTTCCTGTCGATGGAGTGGGATGCGTCGGATGACGTGTGGGCGCCGCTGGTGGCCACCGGCAAGCCGGTCATCGCCCACATCCCCGCTTCGGTGGCCCAGGCGGCGGAGGGGACCCGCAAGGGGGCGGCCGGGTGCATCACGTCGCGCGCTGACCTCGTGGCAGGGCTGAAGGTGTAGTACCCTGTTGGGGCGGGCTTCTCATCTCTCTTCCCCCGCACGCCCCCGGTGTCGACCGTCTACGGCACCGGGGGCACCCGTTTGCAGAAAATAGGGGAGCACAGTATACTGAGACCGAGGCCCGGGACGTAACGGGCCCGGAAGAGAGGAAGACACAACATGATCGACCGAGCCGAGAGACGAGCGGAGATCCTCGCCAAGGCCAGGGAGCGCAGGTCGCAGATCGCCCACGGGGAGGTCTCGGAGAACACCCTGCGTCGCCAGGACCAGGTTCGACGAGTCAAGAGCCTCCTGCGCGAGTTCATCCTCGACCACGGGATCTCGGTCAGGGAGTCGGGCAGGGTCCTGGGGTACGAGTCCGTGGGCCGCCTGCCCCGACACCTCAGCCGCGGCATGATCGACCTTGAGGACCTCCTGGCCCTGACCGAGTACTTCGAGGACCTCGACATCACCACCATCCTGCGCGACGTCATCCTCGGTGTCGATCTGCGCCCCGACGAGGCGCAGGCCCGCCGGGAGGGGACGATCACCCCCGACGGCGAACGGGTTGCGGCCCCCGAGGAGCCGGAAGAGGAGAAGGAGCTCAGCGCACCCTCCGTCCCCTCGCCGCAGGAGGACGAGGAGATCGTGGTCATCCAGCCCGACGCCATCGCCCCGCCGCAGGAGGACGACGAACCCTCGCTCGACACCGACGAGGGCCTGAGGGCCTGGGCCAACAGGTTCGGGTTCGCGATGTGACGGCTTGACAGACGCCCGACGGGGTGGGAGCATCTTCCCGGGAGACGGCATCCCGGCCCCCGGCACCAGCGGACGGTGCCGGGGGCTGCCCTATACTCGGGGCATGGAATGGGACGCCAGCAAGGTACGGGCCGACACGCTGCTGCCGGACGACCCCCGGCTTCACATCGGCACCATCACAGCCGACAAGGTCAGCGCGGGAACTCTGGACCTGGGCGCGGCACTCACCGAGGAGCAACTCGCGTACCTTCGCCGCGCCGTCACGAAGGGCTCCTCCTGATGCTCGCCGCCGTCGCGGTCCTGGCGCTGCTCACAGGATTCACCCTCGGCCTCATCGCCGGGGTTCACTGGAAGGGGAAGGTCGACGATGAAAGGCTTAGTGGATTCCTCACCGAGCTCGAAGCCACGGCGGACCGGGTCGCAGTCCAGGCCCGCGAAGACGCCATCGAACGGGCGGGCCGCTATTAGGCGCGTCGTCGACGCGCCGCCCCCCACCGAGGGCGTCATCGCCCGGACGGGGGTGACCGACGGGCAGGTCGACGAGGCCAAGCGGAACCTCGTCATCAACGCCCTCGTCAAGGGCGGCACCCGCGGCGATGTCGCCCACCAGGCGGGGCTGAGCGAAGCGCAGGTCTTCCGCATCGAGGAGGAGTACTACACGGGGCAGGCCATGCTCTCCGAGCACGCCCGCCTCATGAAGCAGATGGCCCGCCTCGACCGGGTGCTGGGCATGCTCGACGCCCGCGTGCAGTCCGCACTCCTGTCCAACCCGGAGGGCGACCCCAAGTACTTCGACTCGATCCTCAAGGCCATCGACCAGACCAGCGAGCTGATGGGCCTGAAGAAGACCAGGATCCAGACCGAGGTGCGGGTCATCGAGACGAAGCAGGTGGAGGTCATCGTGTCGTTCACCCGCTCCGTCGTCGAGGCCATGGAGGCCAGGCTTCGGCCCATGCTCACGATCGCGGGGCGCGAGGAGCTGGAGGCCCGGCGGGAGGAGTGGCTGGCGCAGGCCACGCAGGCCAGTGCTCAGATCCTTGAGGCCACCGCGCCGATGGAGCTCTGAGATGCCGGTTATCGACTTCAACGCCGTCGTTGCTCAGTTCCAGGAGGGCGCCCGGGCGGAGCGTCTGGCCCGGGACCCGGTGGCCTGGGTGGAGGAGCGCCTGGGGGAGCACGTGTGGTCCAAGCAGCGCGAGGCATTGGCGTCCGTTATAAACAACAAGCGGACGATGGTTGCCTCTTGTCACGGGAGCGGCAAAACGTGGCTTGCATCACGTTTGATCGGGTGGTGGCTCGACACCAAGGATACAGCACCCACAGAAACCCGCATCATTACCACCGCCCCTTCCTGGAACCAGGTAGCCAACGTCATGTGGGGCTACGTCGACGAAGTCCGCCAGAAGGCCGGCATGCCCGGCAACATCACCGCCAAGGCGTCGTGGACCTTCCCCGGCTACAAGACCCCCACCGCCTTCGGCCGCAAGCCCTCCGACTACGACGAATCCACCTTCCAGGGCATTCACGCCACCAACGTGCTCGTCGTCGTTGACGAGGCCGGGGGCGTGCCCGAGTCGATCTTCACCTCCGTCGAAGCCATCACCACCAACGCCAACGCCCGCATCCTCGCCATCGCCAACCCCGACGACCCCGGCTCCTACATGGCCAAGGTCTGGCGCGAGGAGTCCAAGAAGGCCCCTGAAGACCGCAGATGGAACCTCATCACCATCTCCGCCTTCGACACCCCCAACTTCACCGGCGAGGACGTGCCCGAACGCGCCCGCACCAACCTCCTCCAGAAGGAGTGGGTCGAGGACGCCCGCGTGCGCTGGGGAGAAACAGACCCCCGCTGGCAGGCCAAGGTCCTCGCACAGTTCCCCGACGTCGGCGAGGACGGCCTGTTCAACCTCGGAAGAGTGCTCGTGTCGATGAACGGGTACAACGACTTCGAGGAGAAGAACGACCGGAAGGTGCTCGGCGTCGATGTCGGCCTGTCCATCACCGGCGACTACTCCGTCATCGCCCTCAACCGGGGCGGGCGCGTGTCGATCCTCGACAAGATCAAGGGCTACGACGGCAACAAGCTCGCCAGGCTCATCGGGCAGCGGGTCAAGGAACTGGGCGGTGTCGACGAGATTCGCATCGACGCCGTCGGCGTGGGTCGGGGCGTGCAGGCCGTCCTCGACAACCACCTGCCCGAAGGCACCCTCGTGCGCTGGATCGTCGGCAATGCTGCGTCGCCCAACAAGCTCAAGTGGTACAACTTCCGGGCCGCCATGTACGACTCGGTGTCGGAGCTCATCAACGAGGGCGCGCTGGCCATCCCCCCGGAGGACACCTCCGACGAGCGCACGCGGGGCCTGTACGACGAGTTCCGCACCATCAAGTACGAGTACCGGGGCACAGCCCTGCTCATCGAATCCAAGGACTCGCTCAAGAGACGTGGTGAGTCCTCGCCCGACACCATCGACGCCATCTGCTACGCCTCCATGCCCGCCGAGGTCATCGACGGGGGCGGCAAGGACCCGATCCTCGAACTCACCCTGGACACCGCCGCGGGGCCCCGTGTCGACGAGAGCCTGATCATCGACGAGTGGGGCAACGAGGCGTGGTCATTCGCCCCGGCGTGACGAGATAGTATTGCCGAGGAACAAAACAGGTGGGCGAGAAGAAGGAGGGGCCGTGGGCGTCATCCGGTGGCTGGAGCGGTTCGGGACCGACGGCCGTGTCGAAGCGGCCATGGAGTCCGCCGCCCGGGCGTTCTCCGACACCGCCGACGCCCTGACCCGGGCGTCCTTCCTGAAGGAGGAGGACGTCGGTTGGTACGACCCCTCCGGACGCGCCTCCGACCTCGTGCCCCTGAGCGTCATCAAGGAGCACTCCATCCGCTCACGGCGCCTGGCCACCTACAACACCATCGTCAAGCGCGGCATCAACATCCGCAACGCCTACATGTGGACGGACGTGCCCGAACCCCGCAAGATCCCCAAGCGGGCCAAGGAGAGGCTCGACGCCGTCCTCCTAGGACGGGAGGCCAGGGTCCGCGACGAGGCCGCCTTCAACACCGACGGCATGGTCATCTACCGGGTGTCGCCCGGCGGGAACGTGGCCCCCGTGCCCATCACCCGCGTGCAGGGCATCGCCCGAGCCGAGGACGCCCTCGAAGAGGCCGACATCCACGCCCTGCTCATCACGCCCGTTCCCCTGGAGGACCCCTCGCGGGCCACCCTCCCCGACCCCGAGTGGGTCATCCTCGACGGCAAGCCCCGCGTCGACGTCGTCGATCAGGGCGGCTACAAGACCAACAAGACCGACGTGCTCGTTGTGGCTTGCGTCAACCGCCTCGCCGGGGAGCAGTGGGGCAAGCCCGACCTCATGGGCGCCGTGTACTGGGCCCAGGCCTACAAGGAGTACCTGGAGGCCGGCCACGTTCTGGCCAAGGCGCTGGCCCGCGTCGCCTTCAAGGTCAAGTCCACCACCACCGCCCAGCAGCAGGCCGTCATCGACAAGATGTCCACCCTCCAGGGCACCGGGGCCACCGCCTCGCTCGGCGCCGACCAGGACCTCCTGGCCGTGTCGAAGGCCGGGGCCGGGATCGAGTTCTCCGCCGGGACGCCCCTGGCCGCCATGGTCGCCGCCGCCCTCGACGTGCCCCTGTCCGTCCTGCTCACCGACGGATCCGCCGGCGGACGCCAGGGCGCCGAGACCGCCCTGGAGGAGCCCACCTTCAAGGCCCTGGAGCTGCGCAGGCAGGTGCACAAGGATCTCGTCAAGCGGGTTCTTCGGGCCGCCGGGTTCAAGACCGAGGTGGACCTGGCGCCCCTGTCCAACGACCTCATCCAGCGCTGGGGGCAGGTCGTCACGCTCGGCCTTCAGAACGGCATCCTGCACCGCGTCGAGGCCCGCGAGCTGTTCCTGCGCCGCTTCGCCCCCGTGAACGCCAAGCCGGTGTCGGCCCTGCCCGACTGGGAGGACCTGTCCGCCCCGCAGCCGCAGTTCAACAATGGTGATGAGGGGAACGAGGAGGACCAGGGCAAGGAGGACGGCAACACGGGGGTCGGCCCACTGTCCGACGGGACGAACTCCTCGCGCGACGGCGAGGGCAAGACGACCAACGCCTGATGCACCGCGCTGTATATTAGTTCACCGGGAGGACAAACATGACGCGAACCTACTTCCGCCTCAACCAGGGCAGCGCCCTGCTGGAGGCCAAGAAGCCGGGCGAGAAGGACGACGGCGCCGGACGGTACCGCATCCGCATCATCGCGCCCGGACGCGGATCCACCGGCATGTACACCGCCCCCAACCTCGCCGAATCCGCGCCCCTCTTCGTGCCCGGCACCCACATGTTCTTCGACCACCAGACCATGACCGAGGACTGGGAGCGCCCGGAGCGCAGCGTCCGCGACCTCGCCGGGGTCTTCGAATCCGGGGCCGAGATCATGCCCGACGGGTCACTGGAGGCCGACATCAAGGTCTACCCCTCCGTCAACGGGATCATCCGCGAACGGTGGGCCGACATCGGGGTGTCGATCAACGGCTGGTCCGTTGAGGAGATAGGGCCCGACGGCGTCGTGCCCGTCCTGGCCGGGATCCAGTCCGTCGACTTCGTCACCAGGGCCGGGGCCAAGGGCGCCGTCTTGGAGGTCCTGGAATCCGACGGCCGCTGGCGCGTCAAGAACCCCCCTACCCCGTCCAACCCCATCAACACCAATGTTCAGGAGGAACAGGCCGTGAAGCCGGAGGAAATCGTCAAGGCGGTGTCGGAGGCCGTCGCGGCCGCCATGCCCGCCGCCATCAAGGAGGCCGCGGCCCTGCTCGCTGCGGACCAGGAGAAGAAGGCGAAGGCTGTTGAGGCCGAGAAGAAGGCGGCCCCGAAGGCCGACCCCTACGAGGCCGCCGCCAAGATCGCCGAGGCCGACGACCTTCCGAAGGAGGCCCGGGCCCGCGTCATGGAGGCCGTCAAGCGCGGCGCCGGTGTCGACGACGCCATCGAGGCCGAGCGCGCCTACATCAGGGCCATCGCCCCCGCGCCCGTCGTTCGCGAGGACGGCGCGGCCAAGACCGGCGGCAACGACGTCCAGGTCACCTCCTGGGTCAAGTGAGCGAAGGAGGACGCGAATCATGATCGGAATCAACGAGTTCGGCGGTCGGAAGATCTCCGACATCCAGGTCTTCGAGTACACCGACACACTCTCCCTGCCCGTCAGCAAGACCGACTACAGCCACAGTCACATCGGCGACATCGTCAAGGTCGGCAGCATCGTCGGCCTCCTCGTCACCGAGATCGCCGCCACCCCCGAGGAGATCAAGAAGGCCGTCAAGGCCGTCGAGGACGCGGGCGGTACCTACATCCCCGCCACCAAGCCCACCGGCGGCTTCAACGCCCCCGGCTACGCCTCCGTGCGCATCAGGGGCGGCGTGTTCAAGATGAGCGTCAAGCACTCCGGCGCCGTCAAGGTCGGCTCCCCCGTCTACGCCGACAAGCTCACCGACGGGCGCCACGCCATCACCACGACCAAGGCGGCCGACGGCTTCCAGGTCGGATACCTGTACAACGCCCTGCCCGCGCAGGGGACGGAGCACGTCGTGCCCGTCATCTTCGACCCGACAGCCCGCTGATCGCGGACCGGGAAAGGAGTAACCCATGATTCAGGGCAGGATCTGCGAGAACCGCAACGAGTTCGCCCACCACCTCGACCTCGCCCTCAAGGGCGTGCCCTCCTCGCAGGGCATCGTCAAGGAGACCGTCATGATGACCCTCGGCCTGGCGCCCAGGGTCACCGAGGCCGTCACCTCCGACATGGTCGCCGGGTGGTTCACCTCCGTCGCCCAGGGCGCCTTCGAGAGCCAGTACGCCGAGCAGACCACCACGTGGGAGAAGTTCGCCTCCACCGAGGCGCTGCCCAACTTCCGCCCCACGCAGCTCTACGAGCTCGACCACGACATCGACGCCACGCTCCTGCGCGACAACGGCGGCGAGGTCGTCGTGCCCGAGACGATGCCGCGCATCCCCGAGCTCACCCCCTACCCCACCTTCGGGTACCGGGCCTCCGGACGCTGGGTGGAGGTGCACAAGGAGGGTGTGCGCCTCCAGATGTCCTGGGAGGCGTTCATCAACGACAACTGGAACATCATCGCCCGGTTCCCCAAGGACGCCGCGTTCCTGGCCTCGCGCACCGTCGACGCCGCCGTCTACGGCGCCCTGTTCTCCCTGGACGCCGCCGCGCCCGGCTTCAACACGAACATCATCGCCGACGCCAACGCCACGGTCCTCCAGGCCCGCACCGCCGACGGCGCCTACGTGCTGCGCGACGTGCCGAAGAACTCGCCACTGACCTTCGAGGCCCTGTGCGCCGCCATCTGGCAGGTGCGTCACACCAAGGTCAACGGCCGGTACATCCAGGTGCCCAGGTTCGTCCTGCTCGTGCCCCCGACCCTCAGGCCCATGGCCGACATGGTCACCTCCATGACGTCCATCGAGCACAAGGAGAAGGACGCGGCCGGGGCGACGTCGAACAAGACGATCCTGTCGACCACGCCGACGGCGGGCGTGGAGGTCGTCGAGTCCGACATGGTCGGTCTGCTCGGCGGGCCCACCCAGGGCGACACCAACTGGATCCTGGCCCCGGCCGGGGGTCGCACCGCCGCACGGCGCACCATCCTGCGCACCACGCTGATGGGCATGGAGGGCGTCGAGCTGCGGGCCGCGGCCAACCAGGGCACGTCTCTGGGCGGCGGGGCCCTGTCGGCCACCTCCGGTTCGTTCGACAACGACGACATCCAGTTCCGCGCCCGCATGGTCACCGGCGGCGCCGTCCTGCACACGGACGGCATCGTCGCCTCGACCGGCCAGGGCCACTGATAGACGCCCCGCCCCCGGGTTGCAGGCAGAGGCCCGGGGGCGGGGTTTTCCATATGAAAAGAAGAAGACGCGGAGGAGGAAAAGATGCCTGTGGCGTTCAACACAAATGTGGGTAGGGTAAGGCTTCTTATCCCCGACATCGAGGAGCGCTCCGACCCCCGCGACCTGCGACTGCCCCCCTCCTACCTGTTCACCGACGAACAGATCCAGGCCTTCCTCGACATCAACAACGACAACGTCAAGCGCGCCGCCGCCGATGCCCTGCGAGTCATCGCCACCACCCAGTCCCTCCTCCTCAAGGTTCTGTCCACCGATGACAAGTCCACCGACGGGGCCAAGCTCGGCGCCGAGCTGCGCGCCCAGTCCAAGCGCCTCATGGACGAGGCTGACGCCGACGACAAGCGCGACATCGGATTCGACATCGCCCCCTGGACCCCCGAGCCTCAGGACTACGCATGGCACTGAGCTCACTCGCCTTCAAGGACCCCCACTTCGACTCCGCCGCCTACGACTTCCTGTCGCTGTTGTGCAACAGCCTCATCGCCATCTACCCCCCGGCCGTCGGCAATGGCGAAGGCGAGGAGGACACCTGGGTGCCCGGGACCGGTGTCGTCAAGAAGAAGGTCGACCCCATCTGGCGCGGTTGGGCCGCCATCACCCCCAACAAGGACTGGCGCGCCCGCAACAGGCGGCAATCCTACGAGGACACCGCCACCCACGCCTACCGCGTCCAGCTGTGGCACATCGACAAGAACCTCCTCATTCCTGCCCAGCAGTGGGGCGACCGTACCAAGCGGATCCGACTCGACTTCAACCAGCGCCTGCGTGTCGAGAGGCACGACACTGACCCCCAGCTGGAGGGCATGGCCATGGTCATCCGCAATCCCGTCACCGACTCCGACTGGTGGCAGCCCACCCTCCTGTGCGACGTGTCCGTCAACGACCTGCGGGGTGAGGGCTGGTGAGCAGCACCAACGAGGGCAACCTCGTCACCATCAGGCAGACCGGCGTCAAGGACATCCGCCGGGCCCTGCGCGGCCTGGAGGAGCGCGCCCTGGAGCGGGCCCTGGCCGAGGTCCGTCGGGCCGTCGATCAGGCCGCCGCGCAGGGCGTCGAGACCATCAAGTACGTCATCGACACCTCCGGCGCCGGGATGCCCTACAAGCACGACAAGAACACGGACGCCCGCGTGCACACCGGCGCCATGCGCGAATCCGTCGGGGTGCGCTGGGAGCGCGACGACAACAGCGGCGTCACCGTGTTCATCGGCTTCATCAACACCCCCGACTACACGGTCTTCCAGGAGGAGGGCACTCACAAGCTGCGCGCCATGCAGGCCCTCGCCAAGGCCCGCGCCATGGCTGAGGACGACCTCGACAGCATCGCACTCACTCACGGGGACCTGAAGTGAACGTCTACGAAGTCGACCAGGCGCTCATGGCGCACCTGCGCGGCATTGAGGGGCTGGAGGTCGTCGAGGACGCCGTGCCCGGCGGGGCGGAGGGTAGAAGCGTCTACGCCGTCTTCTTCGGTGGCGACCTCACCCCCCGCGCCAAGGCGGTGTCGATGGCCTCACCGAGGTACTCGGCCATGATGCACACCTTCGCCGTCCTCGTCGCCGCCCGCACCGCCTCCGTCCGCAACTCCGTGCGTGAAGAGGTTCGCAATCGGCTGGTGGGCTGGAGCGCCCCCGGTGTCGGACAGGTCCGCGAAACCGGCCAGCTCAACTCCTACGGCGACACCGACGCCACCATCCAGCCGCTCAAATATGCTTGCTACATGACGTTCCAGACCATGATCAGCGAGGCCGTCTGATGCCCCGCTACAAGACCCCCGAGGGGATCGTCGTGGAACTGGACCAAGGCTACGCGCAGACGCTGCCCTCTCTGTTCGAGCCCGTACCACCCGACACCCCCCTGTCGCCGCGAGAGTGCTGCGGGGGAACCGGGTGGATCGTGAACGGCCGGGTGGTCCATCCCGGCGACCCTGTCGACTCCAAGGAGGAGAACAACCATGGCAGCTAGCGCCGGAACCAAGATGATGCCCGGCAACATCACCGTCTGGTGGGTGCCCATCGAGAAGGCCTCCAGCCCGACCGAGGTCCTCAAGGCCGCCACCCTGAAGGATCCCGCCGTCATCAACCTCTCGTGCGCCATCGTCACCGGCTTCACCCTCAACGCCACCGACTCCGAGACGGACTCCACGGCGTCGATCTGCGACACCGCGGGCGTGTCGACCCCGACCCGCGACGCCTATGAGGCCAACCTGACGTTCTTCCGCCAGGACCTCGCCGCCTCCGACGCCGCCACTTCGGTGTTCACCAAGGCCTACGAGGCGTTCAAGAAGGGTGGCGCCAAGGCCAACAAGCGCGGCTGGCTGGTCAAGCGGGTCGGCTACCCGGTCGACACCGAGCCCGCCAAGGACCAGGAGGTGTCGATCTTCCTGGTCATGCCCGACAACCCGCAGGACGTGTCCTCGGACGCCACCACGCCGATCCAGTTCACCGTGCCGTTCCTGCCGCAGGGCACCATGATCCTCAACGAGAAGCTCACCGAGTGATCGTTTGACGGCTACACTTAACCCGGGTTCTTACGAGCCCGGGTTAAGTGTTCATTCGAGAAGGAGAGGGGCCCACTGCCATGGCCGAAGAGAAGAAGAGCGAACAGGACGAGGGCTTCGACCTCGGAGCCGCACTCGACGGAGTCCGACAGGCCACCAAGACCGTCAAGATCTATCTCGACGCCACCGCCGCCGACGAGGCCTTCCGGCTCAACGGCGCCCTCCTGGAGGCCCGCGCCGACGCCAAGGACGGTGTCGAGCAGGTCCTGTCGATCGCCGAGGAGGCGCCGACCGTCCGCCTGGAGCGCGAGCTCAAGGAGGCCATCGCCGCCCTCGACGAGCGCGCCATGACCTTCCACCTGCGGGCGCTGGCGTCCAAGGAGATGGACGTCATCCGCAACGTCGTCGTCAACAAGGTCAAGGCTCCGAGGGGCCAGAACGAGGAGGTCGCCAACGAGTTCCGCCGGGAGAGGCAGGGCGTTCTCAACGAGTACTTCCTGTCGCACTCCGTCACCGCCGTCGAGTACCGCGGCAAGAAGCGCACCGGCCTCAGCCTCGACGACGCCCGGAAGCTGCACGAGACCCTGCCCGCCACCGAATGGGACCGGCTCACCGAGACCTTCCTGGAGGCGCAGGCTGCTCTCGACGCCATGCGGCAGGTGATGGCCGACCCCACGTTTCGTTGGGCCCTGTCTGACGACGCCGAGTAACCAGCGGTTCCTGCTGGCAATCTCAACCGCCGTCGACAATCATCTGCCCCCCACCCTGTACCTCGGCGGCTGGGGTGCGTACGGGCGCACCGTGCCCCGGTGGGATGAGATAGCCGGCGGCTTCGTGCCCGAGTACCTGCCCCAGGACTACCGCACGCCCCTCGACATCGCCTTGGAGTTGGGTTACGCCTTCTACAAGCAGTCGGTCTGCTCCAGGTGCGGGGTGCCCGCCTGGTACGGCCGCTCTACCGACGGGCGCATCGACTTCGAGACCGAGGACATGGTGTGCTACGCCTGCCAGCACCTGGAGCAGGAGGAGAACCAGGAGGGCAACAAGAAGGGCGGGCGCAAACCCGGTGTCACCAAGATCGTGCGCCCCGTCGGCCTGAAGTACGAGGCGATCGGACGTCAGGACCCCCTGCCCCCGCCGTGGGAGGCGATGCGGGGCTTGTAGAATGTTTCGCGGGCGAACGAACTGATCTAAGGAGCAACCATGGCCGGTGTCGACGACCTCGGATTCAAGATCAGCGTCGACGCCTCCGGCGCCACCAAGGGCGCCAACGAGTTTACGGCCGCCGCCGGGCGCATCGCCGAAGCCACCCGCGCCATGGCCCGGGCCACCCAGGGTGCCAAGGCCGCCGTCCTCCAGAACGCCGTCTCCGGGCGCGGCGGTGCGGAGTACCGCACCATGATGAAGCAGATCGACGCCTACAAGGGCCTCATCAAGGTCACTCGCGAACTCACCGCCGTTCGCAAGGAGCTCGACGGCGTCGACTTCTCCAAGACCGCCAAGAACATCTCCGAGGCCGTCAAGGCCATGGCCAAGGCCACCCGGACCACCGACTACCTGGGCAGCCCTCAGCTCGACAAGGTCAAGTCGCAGATCGACATGTACGCGCGCCTGGCCAACGTGTCCCGGGACCTCGCCCGTGCCAACAAGGAGCTCCAGTCCTCCCTGGCCAAGACCAACCAGGCGGTGGCCGCCGCCAAGGCGCCCCAGGGGACCGCCACCACGGACCGCGAGCGCCAGGCCGCCATCGACAGGTACCAGTACAGGGCGCGCGTCGCCAAGTTCGACCAGCTCTCCCCCTCCGCCACCGGGTCGGACGTCACCCGGGCCGTGCGCGAGGAGACCGACGCCTACAAGGAGCTCGTCGACGCCATCGGCAAGGCGGCCGCCGCCGAGGAGAAGCGGGCCATCAGCGCCGGGATCAGCCGGGACATCGCCGACATCAAGAAGCGCGAGGCCGACGAGACCAGGCGCCTGGCCGAAGCCGAACGCGAAGCCGCCGAGATCTCCGGACGGTCGCAGGCCTTCCGGGCCACGCAGATCGCCGACATCAACTCCGCCATCGACGCTAACAACCGCTACATCGGGGCCCTTGAATCCACCCGGTTCGCCGCCCAGGACCTGCGCAACTACCTGACCCTGCTCGCCGCCGGGTTCACCTCCCTGTCCGTCGCCTCCGTCTCTGCTGCTGCAAGCCAGGAGCGCGCGTTCGCCGACGTCGCCCGCACCACCCAGATGTCCTCCCAGTCCGCCGAGATGCGGGCCCTGTCGAACACCTACAAGGACCTGTCCACGCAGATCTCCACCACCTACGAGGACCTGTCGCAGATCGGCTCGCTCGGCGCCCAGATGGGCATCAGCGCCGACAAGCTCGGAGACTTCACCCACGCCGTCGCCGGGTTCACCACCATCACCGGCACCAACATCGACAGCGCCACCGAAGCCTTCGGCCGGTTCTTCGAAATGGTGGACAATGCCGGTGTCGAAGCCGACCACAGCGGCCAGAGGTACATGAACTTCGCCTCCCAGGTCGCCGAACTCGGAGCCAAGTCCGTGGCCACCGAGTCCGAGATCCTCACCATGGCCAACTCGATCGCCGCCTCCGCCGCGAGCGCGGGGATTGGCCAAGATGCCATCCTCGCCTACGCCACCGCCCTGTCCAGCCTCGGCATCAAGCAGGAGTGGGCGCGCGGCTCCCTTCAGCGCATTTTCGGGTCCATCAACGACGCCGTCGCCGAGGCCGGGGAGGGCATGGGCAAGTTCGCCACCGTCCTGGGCATGACCACCGAGGAGGCGGAGAACCTGTGGCGCACCGACCCCTCCACGTTCTTCAACAACCTGCTCACCTCCCTCAACAACGTCACCGACTCCGTCGAGCGCTGGACCATCATCAAGAACCTGGGCTTCAAGAACACCCGCGACATCCAGCTGCTCCAGCGCCTCAGCCTCAACATCGACCTCGTCAACGAGTCCTTCCGCAACTCCGCCGACGCCGCCCGCAACACCGAGTTCCTCGACAGCAGCCTGGAGACCCTCAACGCCACCCTCACCGAAACCATCGCCCGATGGAAGAACTCGCTGGCCAACCTGGGCGCTTCGCTCGGCGGCCCGTTCCTCGGCGTCGTCAAGAAGATCCTCGACGGCCTCATCGTCATCCAGAACGCCCTGTCGCACATAGGCGACAACGCCTTCGGCCGCGTCTTCCTCGCCGCCTCCTCCGGCCTGGTCATCTTCGGATCCCTCGTCGCCATCTCCAAGGTCCTCCAGGCCCTCGTCCTCAACGTCGCCGCCTCCTACGTGTCGATGAAGACGAACATGGTGCAGGCGGGCCTGTCGGGGCAGATGACCTGGTCGAACATCTACAAGCTCATCAAGCAGGCCAACACGGCCCTGTACGAGAACATCGGCCTGATGAAGACGCGCACCGCCCTGGAGCGCTCCGACCAGGCCGCCACCTCGCTCGGGGGCCTGGCCGCCGCGGGCTCGGCGGCGAAGAAGAACGCCGACGCCATCAAGGCGGTGGGCGACGCCGCCGGGGAGGCGGGGAAGGATCTTGCGGCCGTCGGAGAGGAGGCCGCCGCGTCCGCCGCCAAGACCGGCCTGCTCGCCAAGGCCATGGGCGGCCTCAAGGGCGTCATGAGCGGCATCGCCTCCATCGGCCCCATGGGGTGGATCGGCATCGCCGCCACCGCCATCCCCGTCGCCATCCAGCTCTACGACGAGTGGGCCAACTCCGCCAAGCGCGCCGCCGAAGCCGCCGAGCAGGCCCGTGTCGAGAACCTCCAGGCCCTGGGCGGGGGAGAGGCCCTCACCAAGGCGCTCATCCAGGACGCCAAGGAGGCCGCCGACGGAACCCAGCAGACCTTCGGCGCCCTCGAACTGGCCGTCGACGGGTCCGCTTCCAGCACCAAGGACAGCGCCGACGCCCTCTACTACTGGATCGACGCCTCCGGCAACCTCGTCCAGGCCACCAAGGACCAGGCCGCCGCCATGGGCTACTCCACCCTGGCGATCGGCGACCACACCGCCGCCCTCATCAAGGACGCCATCGCCTCCTCCGACGCCTTCAAGTCCCTGTCGGCCAACGACTTCAAGACGCTCACCGACCAGGGCTTCGACTGGAAGGAGTGGTCGCGCCAGTACGCCACCGGCGGGCAGGACGCCGCCAACTCGTACATCGACGGGTTCATCCAGCAGCTCAAGGACCGGAAGGATGAGATCTACAAGGCCAACACGTACGAGGCGCGCACCTACTCCGGCCCCTACGACTACACCGGCACACCCATCCGCAAGTACTACAGCACCCAGGCCGGGCAGCAGGCCGAGCAGGACGTCCAGAATCTCAACAACCAGATCGAGGCCCTGGAGAACCTGCGTACCAAGCTCGGCGACGTGTCCGGGGCCGCCTCCGACGCCGTGTCGTCACAGACCGCCCTCGGCCAGATCGTCCAGGGGCTCACCGGCGACACCCAGGACGCCGCCGACGCCACGGGGAGCCTGGCCGACGCCACCGCCGACGCCGCCGAGGACGCCAAGACCGCGGGGCAGGCGTGGGACGAGTACCTCCAGTCCCTCGACGCCATCGTCGACGCCGCCTTCCAGTTCACCAACGCCGAGGCGGGCATGTACTCCGCCCTCGACGAACTCAACCAGTCCTTGTACGACAACGGCAACTCGTTCGACACGTTCACCGAGGCGGGCCGGTCCAACCTGGAGGCCCTCCAGAACTACCTGAAGGCCACCGCCCAGTACGCCGGTCGCATGGCCGAGGAGATGGGCATGAGCGGCGTCGAGGCGCAGGAGTACATCGCCTCCTACGTGCAGGCCGCCATCGACGACCTCAAAGCCCAGGGCATCGACACCACGTGGGTCGAGGCGCAGATGTCGAACGTCGTCTCCTCCCTCGACCAGACCATCTCCGGGCCCACCGTCGACATGAGCGCTCTGAACGCCGGTCTTCAGGACGCGGTCACCAACGCCAACAACGCCGCCGCCCTCATCCAGCAGATCCTCGCGGGTGTCGGTATCCGCACCTCCTCGCGGCCCGGGGGCGGGCTTAACACCGGCGGGAAGCGGCTCAACAAGAACGCCCTCGGGTCGAAGGGCGGCCTGACCACCAAGCAGATCACCGCGGGGATGAGCATCGGGGCGATGGGGTTCACGGGGGGCGGCGGCTCGGTCCGCGGCCTGGCGAACACCATGTTCCAGGGCAACAAGCAGCGCTACCAGTTCACCCCCAAGGAGTCCTCCTCGCGCGGGGGCGGCGGTGGAGGCGGCCACCGCGGGGGCGGCGGTGGCGGCGGAGGGGGCCACGACCACACACCCCGGTCCTCCTCGTCGCGCACCAGGAAGGAGAAGACCCCGGAGGAGATCTTCGAGGACTTCCTCTCCCGCCTCGACAAGGCCATGAACCAGGCTTTGAACAAGTTCTGGCAGAACCAGGACGCCCAGGACAAGTACCACGCCCAGCTCAACTCGATGCGCAAGACCATCGAGGACGCCAACAAGTCCATCAAGGACCTCACCGACGACATCTGGGACCTGAACAACACCCTGTCGGAGAAGGAGAACGACCTGGCGAACCAGCGCTACTTCCAGTCCGTCGCCAAGAAGTACGGGGACACCAGTAGACAGCGCGACATCCAGGTCGACATCGACAAGACCACGAAGGAGATCTCCGACACGAAGAACTCCATCGCCGACAAGGAGAAGGAGATCGCCAAGACGAAGGAGGGCATGTACGCCCTCCAGGGGTACACGGAGGCGGCCATCAACAACCGGGCGGCCCTCAAGGCCCTCCAGTCCACCATGATCGACATGATCAACGCCTACGCGGCTTCCGGGGCGTCCACGGAGCAGCTCACCGCCTACGCCGCCCAGCTGAAGCAGGAGTTCATCGCCCAGGCCACGCAGATGGGCTTCAACCAGGGCGAAGTGACCACCCTGTCCGGGGCGTTCGACAACCTCACCCGGACGATCCAGGCCGTGCCCCGCGTCGTCGACGTCGACGTGTCCGACAACGGCACCTCCGACCGCACCGGCGCCGGGATCCGCTCCATGGCCTCCAACGGGGGCGCCGGCTACCAGGCCCCGGTCACAGCCGAGGCGGACACCTACAGGGCGGGCAAGCAGCTCAGCGCGCTCACCGAGGATCGGTACGTGAACATTCGGGCCCGGGTGGTGAGCGGGGCGCTGGCCGGGTTGGCCGGGTTCCTGGGCAGGGCCCACGGCGGCCGCGTGCCCGGGCGGGCCGGGGGCGGCGGAATGCTCGGCGGACGCAGGCGCACCGGCAACTGGGATGCGGACGACCTGCTCGGCATCACGTCGGCCGGGGGTGTCATCGGCGTGCAGTCCGGGGAGTACGTCATGCCCCGCTCCAGCGTCGACAAGTACGGGCCGGGCATGATGGAGGCCATTCGCGCCGGACAGTACCGCCCCGAGGTCAAGGTCAACAACAGCCCCGGCCTGTCGGGACCCATTACGATCAACCCCAACCAGATCCACCAGCTCGCCCGGGCCGTGTCCACCGTCCTCAACCTGGACGGCCGGGCCGTGGGCGCGGCCGTCAACAACGTCAACGCCCGAAGCGGACGAAGGGGGACCTACTGATGTCAGCGCACCACGGTGTCGCCGCCCTGTGGACGGGCAGGCGCTTCGCCTGGATCCCCGCACCCGACGCCCCCGCCTCGCACACCTTGGTTTCTTGGGGGTCCGCCGACCAGCTGGTCGGGGGCGGTGCCGTCGTGTCCGCCTCCAGGTACGCGGCCCGCACCATCGAACTGTCGTGGTCCAACCTGACCCGCTCCGAGCTGCTGCTCATTCAGGACATGCTCACCTGGGCGGGCGAGGATGAGATCATCTACCGGGACGACATGAACTCCGGCGGCAACATCCTCTCCCCCTTCCTGGGGCGCCCCCACCTGCACGCCGACTCGCTGACGCCCCTCGCCTACGACGACAAGGGCACCGTCCTGGGGCGCACCGTCGACGTCAACAACGGGCCCCTCAAGGCCCTGGAGTTCACCGGGGCGCAGGCCGCCGACGGCAAGCCGCACGTGTACCGGGAGCACGTGCTCATTCCGCCCGGGGCCGACATGCACATCGTCGCCTCCGGCGCCCTCACCGCACCCGGCCTCATCCAGGTCACCGGCGGCGTCAACATCTCGTCGGCCGCCATCACCCGCATCCCCGGCCTCGACGACGCCCCCAGGATCGTCGACGTGACCGTCACCGCCCCCGCCGTGGCCGACCAGGTCCTCACCTGGGTTCGGGCCGCGTTCACCGCCCGCGGCGGGGCCGCCCCCGACCTGTGGCCGTACGCCACCCCGGAGGGCTTCGGCTCCATGCGCGTCGAACCCGGCTCCCTGGCCGTCACCGGCGTCAACCCCGCCTACGGGCTGTTCTCCGCCACCGTCACATTGAGGGAGGTGTGGCCGTGGCTGTGAGGTTCTTCGGCGCCCCCACGGGCGTCGGCTCCTGGTCCTACGACGAGGACGCCGTGTCCCTCGACAGGGACGAATCCCCCTCGGGCACCGCCACCGTCACCGTCGGCGGCCCCGGCAGGTTCACCCCCGCCGATCTGACGCCCCTGCTCGGCAAGACCCTGATCGTCCAGTCCACCGACCACGGCCGGTCCGACATGATGATCACCGACATCAGCATCGACGAGGACTCCTGGTCGATCACCGGCGGCTCCGGCCTGGCGGCCCTCAACCAGGTGGGCACGCTCAACCCCGTACACCGCACCGACCTGGAGTCGATCATCAGCCGGTGCTTCTTCGCCGTCAACTGGCCCATGCCGCCCGTCAACGTCGACGCCGCCCTGAAGGACGAGCGCTACAACCTGCCCGGCGGCCGCGACAACGTGTGGTCCCTACTACGTAGGTTCCTGTCCGCCAACATGCTCGACCTGTCGTGGCGGGAGAGCACCATCACCATCACCCCCAGGCCCGGACGCGACATCTACCTCCAGGACCGCCCCACGTCCTCCACCGTCAGCCTGGAGGACGGGGCCCGATCCAAGGAGATCCGGGTCAACGTCTACCACCGCACCCGCATCGGGGCCGCCGCGGGCGCCAATGCCGACCGGGGCCTCATCTACCCGGTGGCCCCCTCCAAGTACCCGGGGGCCGACGTCCAGTACGGGGACTCCAGCGACACGGGCGTGATGAGCGTCAACGCCGGGGAGCGCACGGAGACCACCATCCGCTTCGGCGCCGAAGTCTCCTACGTCAACCAGCCCACCATGGTGCGCTCCATCCCCTTCAAGGACGGCTCACCGGACCTGACGCACATGCGCAACGGCCTGTACGTCGTCGTCGGCAAGGACAACAAGCCGATCATGCCCGCCCAGTGGGCCGACATGGGCGGGGGCCTCACCGTGAAGCTCAACGACGACCGCCGCTCGGCCACCGTGATCCTGTCGGGCATGAACTACGAGCACCTGTCCCCCTACCGGGTCTGCGAATCCGACGGCAAAGTGGACCACCCGGCCCTGTACCTGATCGGCGGCCTGGGCTCCTACGTCGACGTGGAGACCCTCAGCCTGGCGACGGGGGCGAAGGGCACCGACGACGTCACCACGATCGACAACCCGTCCATCGACACCGCGGCCAAGGGCTGGGCTGCGGCCCAGGCGGCCGCGCAGGCCCGCGTCGGCTCCACGCTGACACTGCAATGGAAGGGCGCCCCGCCCTCCGGGCCGGTTCTCGGAGCGCTGCCGGGGGCCCGGTTCCGCTACCGGGGGCACTGGTGGCGCGTCGACTCGGCCACGATCGAGGAGGGGGCGGTGTCGCTCCAGGCCACCAGCCACCCGCTCCTGGCCGACTACAACCGCAAATACCCGCGCGTGTCGAATCTTCCGCTAAGCGGAAGAACCCTGCGCGACCTGTCCACGATCGGAGTCCTGTGATGGCATCATTCACCGCATCCGTGTTCCCCGCCTCCAACCTCTCACCCCAGTCGCAGCAGTGGCGCGGCGCCGTGGAGAAGCGCGTGTCGATCCTGGAGGAGGGCGACACGTCCGCCCACGCCAGGCGCATCATGAGCCGGTGGACGGCGACCATGGGGTCCATCGGCAGCCTTGAGGACCGCCTCGACGACGCCCAGTCGCTCGCTCAGATCGCCGGGGCCATGGCCGACGACGCCGTCTCCTGGCACGACGCGCCCCCCGTGTCGCCGGGTCCGGGCGTCGAGAGCCCGGACATTCCCGTCAACCAGAACGCCACCTGGTACGTGTGCGAACTGTCCAAGCAGGGCGGTGTCGACAAGGACCGCGTCAAGCAGGTGTGGCAGTGGTCGCCCCCAGGGGTCGACGGTGACGCGGACGGCAAGTGGGTGCAGCAGCACTGGGGCACGGACACCCTCGGGGAGGGGGCCGTCGACTACAAGCACCTGGCCGCCGCCGCCAAGGGGGACCTTCAGGCCGCCAAGGCCCTGTCGGGACGCTTCGACACCCTGTCCGCCTCGTACGAGCAGACGAAGGCGGACCTGGAGCAGGCGAAGAAGGACGTCGCCAAGGCCGTGGCGGGGGCGAAGGCGGTCATCATCTCCGACACGGAGCCCACCGGCGCCGACCGCAAGCCTGGCAACCTGTGGGTGTCGACCGCCGGAGGCACGACGAGGCTCTACGTGTTCGACGGCGATAAGAACGCCTGGGTGCTGGTGGAGGGGGACGACGCCGCCCAGGCCGCGGCCGCCGCCGCCGAGGCGCAGAAGAAGGCGAAGGAGGCCCTGGACAAGGCGCAGGCCGTGGAGGACATGGCCACGGCCGCTAAGTTGGCCGCCGAGCGCGCCCAGAAGTCCGCTGACGGGAAGAACACGATCTTCTACCAGGCCGACAAGCCCTCGCTCAACGGGCGCAACGACGGCGACCTGTGGTATGACACGGACGACAACTACCGGATGTACCGCTTCCGGGCCGGTGTTGAGGACTTCATCGAGGCCGGTGTGGCCGCTGCGGACCTCACGGGCACCATGTCGAACAGCATGGTCGAGGGGGTGTGGAAGCAGGCGCAGTCCTCCGGGGCCGTGGCCAGGAACCCGGTCGAGGGGTCGATGATCGCCAATGGGGCCATCACCACCACGCACGTGCAGGGCCTCGACGCCGGGGTCATCACCTCCGGGTTCATCGGATCCGACCGCATCGCCGCCCGATCCCTCACCGCCGCCGTGCTGGCCGCCGGGACCATCACCGCCGAGAGCGGGGTCATCGGCAGCCTGAACGCCAACGACATCAAGTTCGGCACCCTGTCGGGCGACCGCGTCGACGCCAACACGCTGCGCGGCAAGGTCATCGAGGGGGGCACCATCAAGGGCGGACTGATCGCCGGGGGCAGGGTTCTGGGCGCCACCCTGGCCACCACGACGAACGGGGACGGCGACCGCGTGGAGATCGACGCCAACCACGGCTTGACCGTGTGGCGGGGGAACAAGGTGTACGCCCGGATGCACCCGTCCCTGGCGAACGGCCTGGCGTTGAACAACCCGAACAGCGGCAATCTGGTTCAAGGCCCGTACGCCGACCTGACGGACGTGTCGTCCATTATTTTCGGGGCGCAGTTCAAGTTCCAGCGCAACCCCACGACGGTCAACGCCGCCTCCGACGGATGCGTCGCCTACTCGTGGTCTTTCAACGCCCCCGCCTCAGGCCGAGCCATCATCATCGCGTCGATCAACTGCGTGTCGGGGGCGCAGAACCCCAACCAGCGGGCCCTCTTCATCCTGCGCGACCGGAACTCGGGCTCGTGGATGGAGACCGGCTACGTGTACAACGGCTACGGGTGGCAGTCCGACGTCCCCATGTTCATGGGAATGGCCACCAAGCTGCCCACCTCGGGCAAGTGCACGATCTGGACGAAGATGGGCATGCGCAACAACGGGGCCAACTACATCGGCTGGGGCTCGGACTTCGCCTCCGCCATGTTCATCCCCTGCTGACGGGGAGAAGGGACAATAGGACCATGACCGGAACCGACCGCAACGGAATCTACACGTACTCCGGCGACGACACCGCCGCCGACTGGCCCACGCTACTCAACCTCGGCGTCTCCTCCGTGTCGAACGCCATCTCCAAACTGCGCCAGTCATCCATCTACAAGGCCAACAACGCCGCCGCCGCCAACACCCTGCGCGACACCCTCGTCGCAGCCGGGGTCACCCCGTCGGCCACCGACCCCATCCTCATCTACCTCACCTCCAACGGGCGCATCATCGCCTGGGACGGGGCCACCTGGAAGTCCGACGGCTCCAACATCACCTCCTGGCTGATCACCGGCTCGGAGGTGGCCACCCCCGCCACCCCCATCACCAACGCCATCCTCGTCGGCAGCCGCGGCGAGGCCAGCCGGTTCCGGGAGGAAGCCGGCTCCACGGTCATACGGGTGCCCACCCCCCTCGACCCCAAGTTCACCGGATTCATCAGCCTGGCACGCAAGTACACGGGCATCGCCACCGCCCTGATCACCAACGGCGACGTGTGGTCATTCGGCGGGAACATCGGCGGCGCCGGTTACGGGTGGGACAAGGTCAAGAACAACGAGGGCGTCATCGTCCGCGTCCCCTACGTGGCCCGCGGCGCCGCCCCCGGCAACCTCATCCGCATCAACTACGCCGTCAAGGGATGGGAGGCGTGAGCCTCATGTACATACCGCACCCGCCCTGGGCCAACACCCTCGACCGGGGCCTGCGCGCCGTCGGCTACCTGGCCCTGTCGGTGTTCTCCATCCGCGAGGCCGGGCTCATGCCCTACACCCCCGACGCGGCCATCTGGTACAACCTGGCCGTCCACATCGCCCTGTCGGTCATGGCCGGCGGCTGCGCGCTCGCATGCCTGACCGGACGCTCGCAGGCGGAGATGGTCATCCTGCCCCTCGTCCTGGGGTGCGCGTCGGCCTCCTGGATCCTCGTCGTATCCGCCCACGGCCTGGGCGCCCGATCCGCCCTGCTCCTGTCCGTCGTGTTCCTGCTGTCCGCTAGAATGAACTGGCTGCGGTGGCTCAGACACCGCGCCATAATCCTCACCGCGCTACGCGATCGCAACGGTAACGGCACAGATAGGGGGTGATCGCTTGACGCCCCTGCTCACCACGGTGGGGTCCGTCATCGCCCTCATCACCTCCGTCCTGGCCGCCTGGGGGTCCTGGGTGAAGGTCAGCGCCGACCGCAAGCGGGGCGTGGGCGAGGCGGAGATGGCCCGCTCGCGCTTCGGTCTGGAGGCCCTTCAGGCGGCCCTGAACACGAAGGACACGATCATCGCCCAGTACCAGGAGGAGAACAACCGCCTGCGCATCGAGGTCCACGACTTGAAGGTCGAGGTCGGACGGCTGCAAAGACGTCGTAAGGGCAACTGAACTCGAACCGGAACACGAAAAGGCCCGCCCTCCTCCCCGAAGGAAGAGGGCGGGCCTCTTGTCGGCTACCTCGACATGCGCTCCAGCAGACCCTTCAGGCGAAGCGTCATGGCGCAGTAGTGGTAGAGGTGGCGGGCGGCGTCGCGCACGTCGTCAGCATCGGGCTGATCCACGGAGCGGCCGGTCGGCCAGAAGCCGAGCGCCTTCAGCGTGGCGTCACGGACCAGGGTCTTGGCCTGCGTCGGCGTCTGGTAGACGATCGGGCGCCTGTCGTAGATGTAGTCCATGATCGCGTTGACCTTCACCGGGGTCAGGTCGGCGAGGAACTGGTTGTGCGGGCGCAGGTCGAAGCGCTCGCCGACGACGACGTCCGGCTTGTAGCACCAGATGGCGCCCTTGAGCGTGAACGCCGTGTCAGTGTGGCTCGGGGCGACGAACTGGTCGTACTCGACGATCTCGACATCGTCGCCGTCGACAGCCCCCAGGACCCACCCGGTCGACACCCCCGGGTCGTAGGCGAAGACCCTGGTCACAGCGTGCTCACCGTCAACCAGACCGTGAGGGCGGCGGCCGGGACGGCCAGCACCTTGATCATGACACCGGCGGGACCCTCGAACGCTTCGGCGATCACATTCAGCGAGAACGAGAACATGAACGCCGCAGTGAATGCGAGTGCGTACTTCATCGTCCTCCCCCGTAGAAGCAGTACGAGGCGAGCACGACGAGCGCCGCGATCGGGATCTCAAGGAAGTTGAAAACTCGACTGACCGTGTCCTCCCGCTCCCTCGTGGTGATGTCGAAGAGGAAGGAGAGGAAGACCGTGCCCGCCAGGGCGATGATGACGTCCTTCACCAGCCCACCACCAAACACGAGACGATCGTGATGACCGGACTGAAGCTGATCCACAGCGGGATCTGCGCGTCCTCGCGCTGGGTCGCCGCGAAGAAACCCAGGAGGAGCGCAAGACCGAAGGAGACCAGCCCCACGAGGTAGAACTGTTGGAGCGTCATCAGTTCCTCACCGCCACGAACAGGCCGAAACCGACGGCGAACACCGACAGGCAGGCGACGAACCGGAACCACCACTTGGAGAAGCCCTCCGCGTGGCCGTCCTCGGCGAACATGTACCCGGCGCTGAAGAAGAGCATCGGCAGGGTCAGGAGCCAGTAGCCGAACCATCCTCCGGCGCTCATGCCTCGATCACCACCGCGTCCTCGCCGCGCAGGTCGTCGGGCTCCGCCTTGCGCCAACGCCCGGAACCCTTGGCGTGCGATGCCATCACGCGACACACGCTCACCCGGGCCGGATCGCAGCCCTCCTTGCCCCGGTGCCACGCCAGGACGGGGATGTCGCCGTATCCGAACCACACCCGGGTCAGGGCCCGCAGCATGGCGGCCAGGCCGCAGGCGCGGCTGCGTCGCAGCCGCCCGGGCTCGGCTCGGGGGTCGAGCTTGGCGGACGACCAGACGATCTCGAACTCGCCGACACGCCCCCACAGGGCCTGGCCACCGACGTTGTCGATGATGTGCACGCCGTCGGGGTGCACAACGATGCAGATCGCAACCTTGCTGCCGCGGCTCACGGGTTGTTCCTCCGCTCGGTGTCGACGACGATGCGGGCGCACCAGGCCAGGGCCATGGCCGCGACCTGGATGAGCTCGTCGCGCAGCGGGTTGGCGTGACCGACGGGGGTGTCGGCGTCAGGGGTCAGGGCGCGGGAGACCTCGCCGACCTCCTCGGCCAGGATCACGAACTTCATCTGCTCGGTCACCTCCGGGTTGAAGGGGGTGCGGCCGTGGTGCTTGTCGTAGGCCCGCTGGTACTCGGCGACGACCTCGTTCTCCAGGATCCTGCGGGCACGGCCCCGACGCCGTCGCAGGCCGTGCAGGGAGGAGCCGTCGGTCTTCTCGTCGAGGTAGGCGACCCACAGGGCGGCGCGGGCGGCGATGGCGGACAGGGTGAAACGCTTGGCCCCGCTGCTCCAGGCGGCCGAGGTGAGGAACATGATCTCGGCCAGGTAGTTGTAGGGGTTGACGGTGTTGCAGCCCACGTAGTCGATCTCGTCGACGGCGCGGGCGACAGCGGGGTCGATGTCACTCATCGGTGCTCTCCTTCTTGTCGTTCTCCACCTGTGCGGCCAGGCGGCGGATGGTGTCGGCGAGCTCGGCGCGCTCCTCGTCGAGGTACTTCAGGTCGCGCCGGGCGCGCAGGAGCCGGAGCTCGGTGTCGCCGGGCCACGGGACGGAGGCCTCCACGTACCCGTGGCTGCCGACGTTGTCCGGGTCGACGCAGGTGTTGTAGTACAGGCGTCCGTTCTTGACGAACAGCATGCCCGCCAGGGCGGTCACATACGTGGTGTCGACACCGGCTGCCTGGAGGACGATCTTCGCGTCGCGGATGAAGGAGTACGAGACGCAGTCGCGGTGCAGGATGTTTTCGTGGATGCCGTTGTAGAGGCGGATCTTGCGCTCCAGGTACCACAGCGCCTTGGCCAGGTCGGCCCGAGGGTCGGCACCCCTCTTGCGACCCTCGCGGCAGATGTACTTGACGACGTTGCCGGACAGGAAGTCCAGGTGCTCGGTGATCTCGATGACCTCGCGGTCGCCGAGCTTGTAGTGGGGCGGGTGGTTGATCATGTCGTCGGACATGCTCTCTTCCTCTCTTGTCATTCCTTGTGGTACCGCTGGCAGGTGTAACCGGCGGCCTTTATCACGAGATCGTCGTCGGCCCAGTAGGGCGGACGGCACATGATCCCGGACACTTCGGCGACGAGCTCGGCCTCGCTGAGGCTTCGCTTGTCGGCGGGGATCTCGCAGACGACCTCGTCGTGGATGTGGGTGACGACGGGCCACCCGGCCTCTTCCAAAGCGCGAAGCGCTTGGACGAGGATGTCGCGTGCGACGGCCTGCACGATGTTCTCGGTGATGATACCCCCGTGCAGCGGCTTGTAGGGGACCCGGGCCCTGTCGCCCCCCGTGTTGAGGACGTGGGGCACAAGGCGGGCCGGGCCCAGGGGGGTGCCGTCGACGTCGAGGGGCTGCTTCCAGCGTCGGGTGAGGCCGCAGTAGACGATGGGCCTCTTGGAGGGGAGCCACACGTAGCGGTCCTGCCCCTTGACCTCGATGCTGACCAGGCCGGTGTCGACACCCCCTCCGGTGCCCAGGATGCGCTCCAGCTGCGCCCAGAAGCGCCGGACGGCGGGGGACTGGGCCCTCCAGATGTTCACGATCTCTTGCAGCCGCTTGCGAAGAACGTCCTCGGGGGTGTTCTTGGGCAGGATGTTCCGGCCGCCCATGGCGATCATTGCACCGATACCTCCTCGGTACTGGAGGGCCAAACTAGCGACCTTCCCGTGCTGCCGGTCAAAACCCTTCTCGGGGCCACCGAGTTTGGCAGCAGTAGCGACATAGATGTCCTCGTCGTTGCGGAAGGCGTCGATCATCCACTGCTCGCCGGTCAGCCACGCCATGACCCTGGCCTCGATCGACGAGTAGTCGCACACGACGAACGGCCCCATGAGCAGCGGGCGGATCAGCTTCTTCAGCTCCGGTGAGGGGACTGAACCGCCCTCCAGCAGCCGCCCGACCGCAGCCTCTTCGGCGGTGGTGTCGTAGCCGCCGCCCTCGGCCTTGAAGCCGTCGCGGGCCAGGTTCTGGAATTGGATGAGCCGACCGGCGAACCTACCCGTCGACGCGCCGAAGTACTGCATCGTGCCCCGCAGGCGCCCGTCGTCGTTCGTGGCCCGGATGGCGGCGGTGAACTTGGCCGCGGCCGACACCGCGCACTCCTGGCGCAGCGTGAGCACCCGGCGGACGTCGTCGGGGATCTCCCCTTCCAACAGTTCTTTGACCGTATCCTTGCGCAGGTCCTCCGTGTCGACACCCCGGTTCTTCAGCCACGCCCTCAGCTGGGCCACCGAGTTGCCGTTGTCGACACCGGTGATCTTCTCAATCTCCTTCAGCGCCTCGGCACGGTTGTCCTTGAAGCAGCGCTCGGCGGCCTTCGCCAGCTCGACGTCGACACGGACCCCCCGATCGTTGATCCGCTGGTCCGCCTCGTAGACGGCGCGCTCGCCGCGGGGGAATCCACGCCCGAGCATCTTGGCTGCGTCGCGCATGGTCTCCACGTCCTGGTCGCAGTAGGCGCCGAACGCCGCCCAGTCGTCGGGCCGCTCAGCGGGGTTCACTCGTTCACCCCGCCGGTTCGGCTTGGAGAACAGGTTGATGAGCCGGGTTCCGGCCTCATCCTTCTCCTCGGCGCCCAGTGCCAGGGCGAAGTCCTTCAGGGAGGCGGGCAGGCCCCACGTGCGGGCCAGGGCGGCGGTGTCGAAGAACTGCTCGGGGGGCAGGAACTCCCCCCGTCCTCGACTCTTGAGCCTCGACAGGTTGATGCGCTCGAAGGAGGCATTGTGGGCGATCTTAAGGACCTTCCTGTCGAACAGGCCGGGGATCGCCAGGATCGCCTCGTGTCCCTCGGCCCGCTGCACCGCGCCGTCGCCCAGGGCCCAGGAGCACATGAGGATGCGCCAGTCCGGGTGCTCCGTATACTTATACACTCCGCACTTGGCCAGGTCGACGGGCGAGTAGGTCTCGATGTCGATCCACAGGACGTCCTGCGTCATCCACGGCGCACCGCCCTTCTCCGAGGCGGTCACCGTCCACCGGCCCTGAAGGACCAGCGGCCAGATCTCGTCGAAGCCGCCGTCGGCGGGGGCCGTCCACGGGCCCTCGACACCGAACAGGCCGATGGCCGGACGGCGGGGGTCCAGCGGCCAGTTGGTTCCGGCCAGGTCGATGTTGCGCCCCATTGCCATCTTGACGTCGCGCAGCACCCCGATCTGCTCGTCGGTCAGGTCACGGGGGTCGGGCACCAGGAACACGGGCTGAGCCGCCCAGAAGTCACTCACCGTCGGCCTCCTGTCCCTGCTCCTGCGCCTTGAGACGGCGGCGCTCCTCGCCCTTGACCCGCCACGGAACCTCGCCGACCTTCTGGCGCACCTCGAACTTGGGGCGGAAGTCGATGTTGTCGGGCCCCCACGGCAGGCTGCTGTCGGGCCGCATGAACGACCAGCCGTCCATGTCGTCGAACGGGGGGAGGTTGAAGTTGGACAGGACCCAGTTGACGGCCTCCGTGCCGTTGGCCCACGTCATACCTCCGGGGCTCTTGCGCCAGTTGTCGGCCCGCTTGAGCAGGGACTTGCGCAGGCGGAGGTCGCTCGCGGCCCGCTGGCGCCCCTTGGCCTTGATGCCCGCCTTGCAGCCGCACAACGGACCTTCGAGCAGCCCCGACGCGGATGCCTGACTGTGGCGACCGCAGAAGACGCACTTGATGTCGAATACGGCGCCGCGGGTGGACGTCCACCCCGCCGGGTCGAGGGACGTGATGCGCCAGTCGCCGAAGCGGTGGTCGAGGAGCGCCCCCAGGAGGGGGTGGGGCGAGTAGACGGTCTTGGCCGGCTCTCGGTGGGTGATCATGGTTCTCTCTTTCTCTTCCGGTTGGGTTGTGTTATCGGCTAAGCGTCGACTGCGGTTCGGGCGGTGTAGACGACCTCGCGGTCGCCGGGTCGGTCCGGGTTGGGCAGGATGTCGCGCAGGGTTCCCTTCTTCTGGCAGTGCATGAGGATCCGGGTGATCTGCTCGGGTCCGTCGAACTTGTTCTGGAACTTGGTGACCAGAGCCGCGTACGACACCCGGTGGCCCGGCTGGGAGGCGACCCACTGCTCGACGTCGGAGACCATCCGGCTGAAGCCGTTGCTGTCGACCTGGTTGACCAGGGCCTCGGCGCACCGGGCCCACGTCCCGGCCAGGTCGATCGCCTTGACGACGTGACGCAGCTCGATGGTGTCCTTCATCTCCGTCATGGCCAGCAGGGCCGCCACCCGCAGGGCGGAGAACGACAGCCGCTCGCAGGTGGGGAACAGGGCCACGGCGTTGAGCGGGTGGTTGGCGGCCAGGAACGTGACGTCGTAGGCGAAGCACTTCCACCGCTCCAAGGCGTCCTGATCGCACTTGAGGGGCACGCGCAGGTCGTCGAACGGGCCCGACACCGGCACGGCGGCCTGGAAGCCCTTGTCCCAGTGCTTGACCACGGAGGTCAGGTGGTGGATGAGCATGTCGCGCACCTGGTCGACACGGGCCCGCTCCCCCGTGCGCCACGCGACGTCGTTCGCCCCCGGTTCGAAGCCCTCGCGGGAGTCGACGACGACCAGGCACCGGGGCACGAAGCCGGAGATGATGCGCTCCATGGTCAGATAGCGGGCGGTGAGGTCGAAGATGCCGGTGCCGTAGAACGACATCTGGTGGTCGACACCGCCCTTTCTGGCCAGGCCCCCGGTCTTGCGCAGGATGGCGGGGACCCTGCCGTCGTAGATCTTGGTGAGCATGGGGATGAACCCGGCCATGTAGGAGCCCTTGCGGGAGGCTGCGGCGAAGGTGTCCTGGACCTCGTCGACGCTGAGCAGCGTGGACAGGCGGGGCAGGTCGCCCAACCATTCCTGGAGGGCTTCGGCGGTGGCGTCCTCGGGGGCCTCGTAGCCGCTGTTGTCGACACCGGCCTTCTCGGCGACATCGTTCAGGACACCGCGGGCCAGGCGCAGGGCCGTGCTCTTGCGGGACTGCGTGGTTCGGCCCAGAACCAGCCAGTACAGGTTGAGGCCCATGTCGGTGAAGGTGAGCGGCAGCTTGGCGTAGCGCGACAGGAGGGCGGAGAGCATGGCCAGGCCGCCCGCCACGGAGAACTCCCATGGGGCCTGCGGGGACTTGTGGCCGACCCAGGAGGTGAAGGCGTCGATGAACGTGTCGTCGATGGGCTGCTCCTCGGGGTGGAGGAACTGCACGCGCGTCCAGTACAGGCCGTTGGCGTCGGCGTCGAGCACGGAGGGCAGGCGGTCGACGAGCGCTTCGGGTGAGGACTCATCGCCGAATCGGTTGACGCCTTCCAAGGGCGTAAGCCCGAGGACGCGCAGGATGTCGGCGTCGTCGCCCATGACGAAGTCCTCGCCGTCGTGGTACTGCCTCCACCTGGCGGCGTCGCGCTGCACCTGCACCCACAGGTCGATGTCGGGGCGGTTGTCGCGTCGGTACTTGTTGCAGGCGGCCTCGTGCAGGACGAGGTAGCACGAGCGGGCGTCGAACCCGGCCTCCATGAGTATGCACTGGAGGTGGTACATGCGGGCGGACCAGTCGTCGCCGATCTCAGGGCGGATCATGAACAGGTCGTTGGCGACGGAGTTGTTGACAAGGGCGAGCAGGCGGTAGATCTCGTTGGGGTCCTGCTCCTGAGGGACCTTGGAGTCGAGCTCCTCCTGGGACAGTGGTTCGGCCGGGGGGTAGTGGGCGGCGAACTCGGCGACGGTGACGGCCTCTCCCTCGCGCTGGATCTCGACCAGGTCGACACCTCCCGCCCCTCTTCTCCTGACGGTCTCCTCGGAGTACTGGGTGACGCGGAATGGCGCGCCGTACTCGGGCTTGGTGTTGTAGGACCAGGGGACGCGCAGCATCTTGGCCAGGGGCCAGCCGCGGTCCATGCCGTCGGCGGCATGGGCGTTGTACAGTCCGTGCGACAGGTCCTCCAGGTCATTGTTCGACAGGGTCTCGGCGTCGAGGAACCGCCAGTAGCCGTGCCAGTGACCCGGCGAGGTGCGCACGAACGTGGTGGGGAGGATGGCGAGCTTGGAGGGGTCCATGTCGTCGCCGTCGCAGTAGACGACCTCACAGCGCAGCACGTTGGCCTTGGTGGCGTGGCGGGGGTCGGACAGGGAGGGCGGCTGGGTGAACGTCATGGGCTTGAAGTAGACGTCGCCACTGCCGTGGGCTTCGACGTAGCGCCCCATGGCGGCCTTCTCGTCGGGCCAGGAGAACCACTTGAAGACGGTGAGGCGCCCGAAGGGGTCCTTGGTGATGATGGGCACCCAGCCGGGCGTGTCGGGCAGCACCTCTTCGAAGAAGGCCATGTCTCTCTTTCTCTTCCTTCTTTGTTTCCGTCTCTTCCGCGGGAACGACGGGGCCCCGACGCCGTCAGTCTAGCGGCGCCGGGGCCCGGCCCTCAGTACGACGTGAGTTCGTCCAGAACCCACAGCAGAAGTCTGCGACCGGAGGGCTTGAGGGATCGCGAAGCGAACACGATGAGCCCGATGTCCGAGATGACGGCGCCCCTCTGTCGGCCGCCCCCGGTAGCCACCTCCAGGAACTTCTTGTCCTCCTCGTGCGCGGATCGGATCAGGGCGTACCCGTCACGGAGCCCAAGGGCCCTGGCGAGATCGGAGGCGGCGTACCAGAGGTGGTTGTCGTCGAGGTAGGTGCGGATGGTGTGTCCCTCGTAGCGCATGTCCTGTGTTCTGTCCATCACTTCTTCTCCTTGTTCTTCTTGGGTTCCTTCTTCTCCGGGAAGCCCTTGACGTAGCTCCGACCCCAGGCGCGGTCGAAGATCGGGCGGTCGGCCTCGGTATAGGCGTACACCTCGCGGACCTGACCGGAGGAGGTCTCGTCGAAGCGCTTGCCCGGCTCGACACCCCGCTCGGCCACGTAGTCCTCCCTGACGTACCTGCCGAAGGAGGAAGAGCAGCGCTTCACCTCATCCCGGGTGGCGCCCTTCTCGCGCAGGTAGTCCTGAATGTAGAGGGGGCGAGCGCTCGCCTCGATCTCCGGCGTGTCGCCCATGGTGCGGGCGAGGACGATCTTGGCCTTGGCCTCCAGGTAGTCCCTGGCGATGACGTTCTTCAGGGTGTCGAGGACACGGGCCTGGATCTCGAAGCTGGTTGTTGCGGTCGGCGCCGCCCCGAGCAGACTGTAGGATCCCGTCCGGTAGATCGACGGCAGGACTTCGTGGTTGACCCAGCGCTTGAACGGTCGGGCTGCCTCAACACGGGCCGTGTTGAGTACGTGGAAGAGCCCAGCCAGGGAGATGGTGGACACAGAACGTGATCCAGCCCTCGTCTCCACATTGTGGAGACGAACCTCGTCGGAGTCGAGCCCCCTGGTCATGTGAGTGGCGTCTCCGTATCCGAGGACCCGGGCGACATCGGTGGCAATGAACCAGATTTCGCCGTCCTCCTCGTAGGTGCGAACCTGTTCGTCCCCGTAGTGGAACGGGGTCAGTGCGGTGCTTGTCACAGTTGTCCTCTCTTTCTTGACGGCTGTGGGGTGACTTCGACTCACCCCATCGGGATCTACACCACCACACCGCTACGGGGCCCGCGAGACTCAAGTCAAGGCGGCCGGTGTCGATGGTGGCCAGCCACATGGTGAAGGTACGGCGGTCGATGAACGTCATCTCGTGCATCTTGCCGTCGGCGGCAACCCCGGTCATGATAACCGTGGTTGCCCAGGACTGCTTCTGGAGCCGGCGTCGCTGCGAGTGCACATCCAGGCCGAGGGCCTCGCAGACAGGGCGCAGGGCGACGTAGGTGCCGTCGGCGGTGGTGTAGATGATGAGGGTCTGCTCCCCTCCAGGGGTACGGACAATCTCCGTACCCTTCTCGTCCTCATCGGCCCCCGGGGGCGGGATGATATAACTCGAAGTGACCCCATCCTCTCCCTCGTACCCACATTGTGGGTATCAGCCTCCTACTCCAGCGTCAGCACGACCGCCCCTCCTCTCTGGCCCGGCGCAGGGCGTCCTTGCGCAGCTCGACATCCAGGACCTCATCCAGCAGCCAGCGATAGAAGCCCTCGGACCGCTCGGACCGGGACCGGAACGCCAGGCCGATCAGCGCCCGGGCCGACACCGCCCGGGCGTCATGCACCCCCCGGCGCCCGGGCACCTTGAACCAGCGGACCTCGTTCTTGCTGAACCTGCGCAGCATGTTGGGCGAGTCCCTGTACCCCAGAGCTACGGCCACGTCCGCGGCGACGAACCAGGCGCCGTCGTCATCGACGAACGCCCGCAGCTCATTCTTCTCGTAGAAGAACAAAAGCATGGCTTCTCCTCTTTCCTTGTTGACCCGGCCGGGGCCCCGCCATGCAGCAGGACCCCGGCCGGGCATCAGGGGATCAGAACGGAGTGGTCGAGCTGTCGACCGGCTCGTACTCCACCTCGTCGACCTGCCCCCGCGGGCTGCCCATCAGCGGGGTGCCGTCGGGGTTGAACATCGGCTGCCCGGTCTCGCGGTCCACGCGCTGACGCGGCGGGGCCACAGACGTCTTGATCGTGCACTTGCGACGCAGCATCAGCGCGAACAGGCGGTCGACAGTCGTCTTCAGCCCAGCCGCGTTGAGCATGGGCGCCCGCTCGCGCGGGTCCTCGCGCCACAGGTCCACAGCCTCCAGCATCCGCCGGAAACCGGGGTTGAGGACCCGCGTGGTCCGCCCCTGCTCCGTGCGCTTGAAGTAGAGGACCGTGTACCCCAGCACGACGACACCGTGGTCGGGGTCGTTGGCGTCGTCGATGGCGTACGTGAGGACGGCCATCGGCAGGCCCTTGGATGACAGTCGGCACTCCGTCTTGGTGACGACGGCGTTGTGGAAGCCGGGCTCGGGGGCGCGGAACGAGAACTCCTCCGCGACCTCCACCTGGGACAGGTCGAGGCCGTCCAGGGCGGTGAGGTCCGCGCCGGACGTACCGGCGGCGGTGGCGGGGAAGGCGGCGAAGGGGTCGTTGGCGGTCATGCGCTCTCCTTATTGGTTGTGGTGGTGCTGGTAGTGGCTTCGGTGTTGTGGGCGAGCATCCAGACCCGGCCCATGGTGGGGTTCTCCAAGAAGTCGGGGAAGTCCTTGACCCGGCGTTTGGTGATGGCCCCCGGCAGAGCGAAGTCCGCTTGGACGGCGAACTGCCCGCTCTCCAACCTGCCCGACCTCATGTAGGCGACGAAGTCGAAGTTGGAGGGCATGTGCTTGTCGGACTGCTGGCCCCGGAAGGCCGGTCCGATCTCGGTCTCCCCGGTCACCGAGTTGGTGACCCGGGCAACGTGGGTGAGGGCCAGGAGGTTGACGCCATCGCATCGCATGAAGGCGTTGATCAGCGTCATGACATTGTCGTAGGCGTCCGTCCACGGCTTGTAGTTGTTGCCGGGATTGGCCGTACGGGACTCGCCCACGATGAGCTCCTGGAGCTTGTCGATGGTGTCGAAGACGACGGTGCGGTAGGGGAAGGACCTACTGTTCATCGTGGGCCGGACGACCTGGGCGATGAACCGGTGGGTGTCGGCCCAGGAGTCCAGGTGGATGATGGTGATCTTGTCCAGCTCGCCCCATTCCCTCAGGGGAAGCGTGCCCCTTTCGAAATCGAGGTAAAGGACGGGGGACATTTCGGGGACCCTGGATGCGGTGGCCGAAAAACTCGTCTTTCCGCTCCCTGCCCCTCCGTACATGAGTACCGAGATATCCTTGAGCTCCTGCGGATCCTCCGCGGTGAAACCTGCTGCTGCGAGCATCTTATCGAATGCCGATGTCGACATCACGCCGCCTCTCCGCCGCCGTCGGCCTCGTCGAGCGGAAACAGAGCCAGCTGCTTCCAGCCCGGCAGGAGCAGGGTGTCGACCAGCTCGGCGCCCTCGACACCGCGCAGCCGCCACAAGGCCACCAGACGCTCCAGGTCATCCTCAGTGCGCAGGTTGACCTCCTCGCCCCGGCTGGTCAGCGTGCACTCGATACGGTCGTGCTTCCTCGTGCCAGCCGGACGAGTCAGCGCGAGGACGAGCGGCTCGGTGTCGATGTTGAGCTCATTGGTGATGGTCCACATCGTGGTGCTGTCTCCACACAGAAGCCGCACCTCCTCGCCATCGCTGACGATCAGGCCGGGCAGCCGCCCCATCCTCTCCAGGGCACGCTCAATGCCCCTGGTGCGAATCGCCGAACCCTTCATCGCGCCTCCCGCTCGATCCACTTGAGGACCTCGTCGTGGTAGCCCACGTAGGCCCGCGTCCAGCCCATCGACTCGCTCCACTCGAAGATGGCGACGGTGCCGTTGTGCCCGGCGACCAGTGCCAACTGACGCCCGTCCTTGGTGTACACCGCCCGATAGCGGCCCAGGTTGTTGCGGGGCCGGTCGAGCGCCCACCCCGCCTTCCTCAGAGCCTCCTCGATCACGCCGATACTGACGATCACGGCATACCTCCCCATGCGGCCATGTCGGCCTCCTCCTTCTTCAGTCGCTTGCAGCGGTAGCAGCCGGGCGAGGACTCGTACCCCCCGCTCGGCACTCCCCCTTCGTTCTTCTTCTCGCCGCGAACCCTAGTCACGAGTTCGCTGAAACGGCCCAGGACGGCCTCGGCGACGGCCCGGCGGTACTGGAACACCAGCGTCCGGGCCGCGCCCGGCAGAACGTCCGTGGATGCGTCACGGGGGATCATGAGCAGGCTCGCCCGCTCCACCTCGTAGCCGTCGCGCTCCAGGGCGTAGCCGTAGAGCATCATCTGCGCGTAGTACTTCCAGGCCGTCTCCCAGATGACCTTGTCCCGGTCCATCAGGACCGAGCCGTCCAGGCGGTTGTGCACGACGGAGGAGACCCCCGCCACGCGGGCCTTCGACAGGACCTTCCAGTCGATGACCTCCCGCCTGACGGTGTCGAACAGGTCGACAGTGCCCCGGATCGGCCCGTAGCCGTCGATCTGGGCGACGTCGACCCGCTTCTCCACGAGGATCAGCCCCGCCCGCCCCTCCGGAGAGTTCGACAAGCGCTGCTGGGCGAGCAGGTGGAAGGCCGTGCCCAGCAGCGGGGCGAGCGGGGTGCCCGCCCTCTTGTCCTCATAGGTGCCGCGGATCTTGTCGGCCAGGCACCGCTCGCACACCTCGCCGAGCTCGGAGGGGCCCACGTGGCGCTGCCGGTCCCGGTCGGTGGGGGCGCCGACGATCTCCAGCGCCCGGCCCGTGGCCTCAGAACCCCACATCACAGGCCCTCGTCTTCGCCGTCGCTCCGAACCCGCTGCACCAGGTAGGGCTCACCGGGCTCGCACGCCTGAGCGTAGATGTCGGGGAACCGCTCCTTCAGGGCACCGGGGTCGATGACCCCCTTGTACACGCCCATCCGCTCATCCGTCGACACGAGCCTCTCGTCGAGCAGGGCGGCGGCGACGAAGGGGCGGAAGTGCGACCGGCGGGTGAGCACGGCGCCGTCGTAGCGGTCGAGCCCCCTCCTGGTCATCTCGGCGGTGATCGCCTGGTTGAGTCCGGTCAGCTGCCTGTTGACGGCGGAGCGGGCCTCGATGAGCCCGGCCCGCCTCTCGATCAGTTCGGACAGTTCGTCATCGTTCACGATGTTCTATCCCTCTTCCTTCTAGATGAGCCCTGATTCCGTCAGGGCGCGGTGCCTTTCGGCAAGTCTTCCGACGACGGTGTCGTCGATGGTCCCGAGGCACTGCACGAGGTAGCGCACGACACCCCGCTTCTGCCCCGAACGGTGAAGCCGCCCCTGGGCCTGCTCGTTGATGACCAGGGAGGAGTCCCTCGACAACCAGATCTCCGTGTGGCAGTCCGTCTGGAGCCCGTCGACGCCTTCGGCAATGGCCGAGACGACGGCCAGGAGGATCTGCACCCCGTGATCATCGCGGAACGTGCGCCAGCCCTCGTGGTCGTCCCCGCTGACCTGCTCCACCCGGTAGCCCGCCTTCTCCAGGCGCCACCGCAACGGCACCAGGAACTTGCGCGAGTGCGTGAAGACGATGACCCGCTCGTCGCCAAGGTCCTGGAGGATATCGAGCAGGGCGTCGATCTTGCCGCTCTTGGCGTCCTTGTCGAAGGTGATGACCTCTCTCGTTCCGCCGGTTGAGGTGGCGCACTCCAGGACGACGGGCTGGGCGAGGGTGGCCTGCTGGAGGCGGGTGTCGAGAACGACGGGGAGGTTGACGGCGACCGGGTGGTCGTCGAGCCACGCGATCGCCTTGTCCCGCCACGCACGATAGATGCGCTTCTGGTCCCGGGTCATGGTCGCGGCCACGCGGCGGATGTCGACGTCGGGCAGTTCGGGCAGGGCCTCCTGGCGGGTGACCGACACCCAGCACGGCGTCGTGGCCTTCACTCGCCCCGGCCACTTCTCCTCGCCGTAGAGCTTCCCGTACCCGGATTCGGAGTACGGGTTGAACTGCGACTTGAAGAAGAAGTCGGCGAAGCGGGTGAACGAGGTGTAGCGCATGGGCCACAGGAACTTCAGGGCCCCGAAGATGTTTACCGGAAGATTTCCGGCCGGGGTGGCCGACAGGGCCAGACGGCGCCTGGCCCGGATGCGGCACAGGACCTTGGAGTTGAGGGACTGGGGGTTGCAGGCGCGGTGCACCTCGTCGGCGATGACGACGTCGAAGAGGGTGCCTCCGAAGGCGTGCGTGTCGGGGGCGGAGACCATCCTCCCGGTCCGGTTGTCCTTCTTCTTGTGCTTGTTGCGGGCGGTCATGAGGGACCAGCCGATGAAGAAGACCCCCTTCTCGTTCCTGTCCCACAGGGCTTCGAGGTTCGCCTTCCTGTCCGCGCCCTTGGCCGCGCACTCGCGCAGCTCCAGGCCCCACACTTCACGAACATGCCGTCGCCAGCCGTCGACGGTGTGCAGGGGCGCGACGATGAGGACGCGGGCGCGAGAGGGGGCGGTGTCGTCCTTCTCAAGACTCTGCCCCGCACATGTGAGGGAGGTCACCGTGTTGTGGGTAACCAGGTAGTCCTTGGCTACGAAAAGTTTGTCCGCGGCCTCCACGGCCAGACACACAGTCTCGGCGCGCCCCGCTCGTTCCATTCGATAGAAAGATCGGTGTGTCGGCTGTCGACCCCCCGTGAAGAGATCCCTGTCGGGGTGAGCCCCGAACGGGTTGACGGACCCCCGCACGATGACCTGATCGAAACATTTGCTCGCAATCTTGCTTCGAATGGGAACGATCTTCGCATCCGCCCCAAGTGACCAACACAGCTCCCGCACGTCTTCCGCCAACTTATGACTGGTGGTGCAGTACTTCGCCGTCCCACGGTCCTTGCGCACCGATCCGTCGCCGTCCATGAGCCCGGCCAGCAGCTCGCGCCGCTGATCGACGGACGCCGTCAGGTACTCTGGAGGGATGAACTTGCTCCTGGACTTACGGCCGATCAGGCCCAGGCCGCCAAGAATGCCGCGGATCGCCGTCCCCCGGTTACTATCTCCGGCGCGCGCGAACCTGAAGTGACGTGCCGATGATGTCCGACAGGTGGTCTCCACCAGGGTGTACCCCGCACGAGCGGCCTGTCGGGCCATCTCGTCGATGACGGACTGGTCGTTCTTCGTCCAGGTGATCGTGCCCTGCCCGGGCAGGTACCCGTCGGCGAGCAGACCACCAAGCATGTACGGGGGCAGGGGGAGATTCCTGACGGGGTACTGGACGGGCGCTGTATACGGGATACGCATCGCCCGAACATACCTTTCGCTCAAGGCGGCCAACTCTCTAGTAGTCTTGACTTGGCCACTCGGAAAATTAGGGTGCGACACCTCCCAAAGGTGGTCCGCATCCGTAACAATGGTAGCCCCATCCCGGAAAGTGATCCGGTACACCTCCTGTTCTCCACGAGGGTATACGCCGATAATTTTTGTCGGCCCCCCGTCAGAACCGATAACAAGATCCCCCACCCTGAGGTTCTCTACGAGTGTCCACCCATTCGGGGTGCAAATCGGGGTGCCGTGAATAAGCCCCTTGCCACTTCCTAGGCAGCAGGCCAGCAGACCCGTGCCCCCGGCGGCGGCGACTTGTTCGACCGCCGCCGCCTGGTAGTCACGAAGCCTCATCGCCGTGCTTCTTCATGGTGCTGCGGGCCAGGTCCTCGACGTCCGCGGCCAGGTCGCGCAGGATGTCGTCCACGTTGTCGCCACGATAGTAGACGACGTCGCCGCAGCGCTGGTAGCCCATGTGCTCGCCGTCGGTGAGCAGGTCCGGCTCGTTGATGTGGAAGGCGATCTCCGGGGCCATGATGCCGTGGTCTCGCAGGTAGTAGTACGGGCCCCTCAGGATGCCCATCACGTGCCACAGCCAGGGCTGCCGGATGCAGATGCTCACGTCCGCGCCGCCCTCGTCGTCCCACTTGTCGTTCTCCAGGAAGGCGGCCGACACCCGCACGAACGGGGTGTCCTCGCTCATGAGCTGCTGGAGCCTGTCCTCGATGTAGTTGTGCATCCCTCTTCCTTCCTGTTGTTACTTGACGGGGATGTCGATGCCCAGGAGCGAGGGCAGGATCCGATCCACGATCAGATCCGGCTTGTCGAGGCGGGCGGTGTCGAGGTTGATCTCGATCAGTTCTCCTGGGCGCCCGGTGCGCCGCATCAGGGTGAGCACGTCCCAGGCGGTGATGGCGGCCGTCCACTCCTGGCCTCCCATGATCCACACGATCATGCACAGTCCCTCGGCCCCCTTGCTCTCGTCGGTGGGCAGGGGCCGGTACCCCTTGCGGATCATGGCCACGCGCAGACCCAGCATGGCCAGGGCCAGCTCGTTCGTCCTCTTGTCCTCAGCGCTCATCGTCGTCCCCCTTCTTTGCCACGTCGGTTCCAGCCTGCGCTCCGTAGGGATTGACTCGCAGCATCCACTGCGTGCCGTCAGGGGCGTCGTCGAGGCGGGAGAATCCATCCGGCCGGTGGACCAAGGTGCGCTGGGCAGTGGACGCCAGGACCACGGAGTGGACCCACGACATCCACTTGTCTCGTTCGGCCTGTCCGTCCCAGGCGTTGGCCATGTCGATCAGTCGGTTAAGCATGTCGTCCAGGTACTCCCAGTGCACCCGCTTTGCGCTCTTCAGGTTTCCGCACCACAGCTCGATGCGGTCGTCGGTGTAGGGGCGCCCCGGCGGGTTAAAGTACTCGAAGTTCATCGCCGCCCCCTGACCGGAGTGAACACGACGGACCAGTTCTGGCCGTCGGGGGCGTCGTCGATGATGCTGACGGCCTCCTGGTCGCCGCCGAGGGAGTCCATGGCGTCGCGCTGGGCGACGATGCGGTCGGCGAATACCGACCACTCCATTCCCTCGATCTCCGAGGTTCGGGTGATGGTCTTGACGACGCCGCGCAGCTTGGCGACGGTGACCTCCTGGTCGTTGCGAATGATCTTCGTGTTGAGCATGTTGCTGTCCTTTCACTCGGTGGGGTTGTTAAGGTCCCAGATAACGTAGCGGGGCAGGGCGCCCCCGGGTGCGATGCGCTCGACACCGTGCTGTCGGGGAGTGTCGACCACGACCTGCACGGACCCGTACCCGTTCGTGTTTTCGGGGTTCATGCACACGGTTCCCTGCGTTGTCGTGATGATCGTGGCGCCGTCGCCCGTGCGTTCGATGATGTGCGGACCCAGCCGCTTGGCCGCGTCGGCGACGGCCAGGCGCACCGTCTGGTCCGCCAGGGCCCTGATACCAGCCTCCACGGCGTCGCTGTAGTAGTCGTGCTTCCTCATGTCCAGGAAGGGCCCCATACCGGAGTCCCTGAGGCGCACGGTCCCCTTGCGGACGTTGAACTTGTAGATTCCGTCGAGTGCCCGGTCCAGGCTGGGCAGGATGTCGTCGGTGAACGCCCGCTCGGTGAGGTACATGGCGGCGGCGACGTCGGTGATGTCCTGGTCGCGCTCGCCCGACCAGATGGTCATGCTGCCGAAGGTGTCCTCGTAGGGCCAGGCGGTCCGCTCGTCCCAGTCGCAGGTGACCTGACCGTCCTCGAACCGAACGGCGCTGCGCATAGCCTTGGGCAGGTGGCCCTTGATCCTCTCCTCCGCGGTGCTCACAGCAGGGCCCCCTCGCAGTCGACACGGACCTCGAAGGGCAGGTCCATCAGCGTGTCGTTGAAGCGGGGGTGGTGGGCGAGCTCGTCCACCGCCTGCCAGTAGTCCCTGTCGTCCTCACCCGCGTTCGGGTGCCCGAACGGGTAGCGGGGCAGCCCGTCCAGGTTCATGTTGACGATGTCGACAACCATGTGTTCGATGTCAGTTGCCATCTCTCTTGTTCCTCTCTTCCTCACTTGAAGACCTTCCAGGCCTCATCGTAGCGAAGCGTCCTACCATTCGACAGGACGATCTCGTTCTCCTTAAGGGCCACAATCCAATGGGCCCGGGCGTGGCAGACGTTCACCGCCGTCCAGTAGGCCTCGAAGCGCCGGTCCGCCTCGGTGAGCAGGTCCTCGACGTCCGACGCCGACAGGCGCCTCAGGCCCCGGGTGACGCGGATCTGCCGGTGCTTGACGACGAGGCCCCGAACGGGGGCCCCGAACAGGGCCACCGTGTAGGACCCGTCCTTAGTCCTCACACCGCGGGCGTGGTCCAGGTGCTCGACGTCGTCCAGGGACCGCCCCGTGTGCTTGGCCAGCGCCCGAGCCATGATGTCCAGGTTCGTCCTCGGGGTCACTCCTCCTCCTTCTCGGCGTCCTCGTCGATCAGCCAGTCGATGGCGGCGTACATCTTCTCGAAGTCCTCGGGGCTCATCATCGCCTCCGCCGCCCGCTTGATGAAGATCGTGTCGCTGTTCTTCGCCGAGATCCGGGTGATCATGCACCGCGAACCCCCGTCGCAGGGGTAACGCAGGTCGACATCGAGGTTCAGCGCTCGGCCGCTGCGCTCGTTGACGAAGATCCGGTCCGACGACGGGTCCTGTCGCACGTCGGCGAACCCCTCCTCCGGCTGGAGGTCGATGTTGCCCACGATGGTCTCGCGGATAAACTGGCGCACATCCATGGCGCCCTTGTCGTAGGCGTCGGCGAGTACGTAGCGCAGGTCATCGTCGATCTCGACGTCGCCCTCGTCGTTGTAGTAGATCTTCCCGTCCTCGCGCTCGCCCCCGGCCAGGTGGTGGATCATGTCGAGCGCGGTGCCGATGACATCCCCGGCCAGTTCGTTCATGGCCTCGTCCATCTCCGCCTCGCTGCCGGTCCACCCGACACCAGAGCGGGACCAGTCCGACGCCCACCACTGAAGGTCGGGGTCGTGCTCGTCCGCGCCCTCGTCGCGACCCCACTGGAGGTGGATGGTCTCCTCACTCCAGGCGGTGTCCTCGTCTCCCAGGTCGATGACGAGGCGGGCCGTCCCGTCGTCGCCGGGGATGAGGCGCAGGTCGTGGTCCTCGTCGTCCTCCTTGCCGGGGAAGTAGACGCTGACGCCGTAGGGCAGCGCCCGATCGAGAGCCTCGGCCAGTTCGTCCCAGTCGTCCGTCGTCTTCGTCTTCATGGTGATCTCTCCTTCTTCTTGTTCGTGCGTGCCCGCTGTTGCGGGCCCCGGTCCCCGGGGAGGACTCGAACCTCCCTTTATTCCTCCGCAATAAAGCGCAATAACCTTATTACGGCGGGGGCGCGACTGCTCGCTACTTGCGCAGCAGCCGCGTTGCCGTGGCCCCGGAGGCCGTCAGCCCCAGGCAGCCGTAGTGGACCCCGTTCCGCCGGATGTTGCGGCCGGGGGTGAGGATGTCGTCGCGTTCGGGGAACAGGTCCTCGACCGTCTGCTGCACCATCCTCGACACCACCAGGAACGTGTCCTCCCGGTAGGGGGGCAGGAAGGCGTGCGTGGCCCGCCCCTTGCACGACACGGGGATGCGGGTGATGCCCCTCCAGCCGGGGACGGTGGCGTCAACCTCGGTCATGCCCTCGTCCCGGTGCCGAACAGTGGGCGAGTTGCCGTCAGGCTGGAGCACCATGATGGTGGTCTCCCTGTCGGCGGGGTCGATGATGCGCAGCGGCCGCCCGGTGAGGTTGAGGATGCGTGCCATCAGCGCTGCTCCTTCTTCGCCCGGTACTCCTTGATGAAGTCGATCAGGGAGTCGAGGTCGTCCTCGAATCGCTTGCGCAGATCGTAGAACGTCGACCAGCGGATCGGGACCTCCTTGAAAACCCGGTCGAAGAGGACCGGGTCAGATGAGAGATCCTGGTACTGGGGGCCCAGGTTTTCGTGGATGAACTTCTGGAGCCAGGCTGCGGCGTAGTACGCCTCGCTCCAGGAGTGCCGGGGCTTGGTGTTGCTCATGCGTGCTCCCCGACGTCCTTGGGCTCGGGCCCATCGTTCGTGACCATCACGGGCCGCCCGGCCTCCCACTCCTCATCCGTCTTCCCCGCCCTGTACTTCTCGATGAAGTTGATCAGGCCGTCGGGGTCGTCGACGAACTGCCGCCTCAGGCGGTAGCAGATCTGCCAGCGCACCCGGTGCATCTCGAAGACGGCGTCGAAGAGCTCGTCGTCCTCCGACAGGCCCCAGTACCGGCCCCCCAGGCACTCGGCAATGATCCCCTGGAGCCAGACCTCGGCGCCGAACCGGCTGTCCCAGGGGCTGTTGGGCGTGTGGTTACTCATGTTGTTCCTCTCTTTCTTCTTGCTGTTCACTCGGCCTTGAGGCTCGCCTCAACACGGTTCAGCAGGGCATTGATGGAGTCCTCGCTCTCGCTCGACAGCCCCGTGGGCCGCCCACCGGGGCAGAACTCCAGAGTGTCGGGCTCCTCGTGGATGACGGGCCGCATGTCGATGCGCCCGAAGGCGTAGACAGTGACGATCTTGATCGGGTGACAGTACTCCTTGTCCCAGATCCTGTACTCAGTGCACTCCTCGCTGCGCTTCTCCATCGACGTGACGACGCACCGCCGGCTTCGCACCGCCAGGAAGTTGAGCGTGCTGCTCACCCACTGTCGCGCCTTCTCGTAGGCGATGAGCCTGGTGGCGCTGTCGAGCCGGGCCTGCGTCGAGCGCCAGCACCCCTTCGAGTTCACATCGACCAGGAGCGTAGCCCGTTCGGGATCCTCGTTGGGGTTGAACCAGAAGATCCGTCCCGCGTCGATGATGAGGTGCCTGTAGAAGTCGGTCTCCTCCAACCACGCGTGCAGGACCTTGTCGACGATCCAGTCCTCGAAATCGTCGTCCCGGAAGTTGCGCTCGTCGCCGCTGGCCTGTTCAACGACCAGACCGAAGGGCTCACCGAAGATCTCGAAGTCGAGCCCGTGGAAGTTCGTGGGGATGATACCGTTCTCCCGCCCTCCGGGCTCCAGCGCCCCGTCAAGGCCCGGGGGCAGGAGCGCCTTGATGCACAACCACACGGCCTCGGTGTTCCCGTTCACGCCCCGTCACCTCCCTCGCGGCCGCCGCTGACGGCGGCATTGATGAGGCCCGTCATGGCGCAGAACGGGTACGACACGCCCCGCGAGCCCATCGTGATGTCGACATCCCCCAGGTTCGTCCCCTCCAGTGTGGACAGGGCGACCTTCGCCGTCCCCCGGCCGGTACGGATCTTGATGACCCGCTCCGGCAGGTTGATGTTGCTCATCCCGAGGGCGGGGAACACCGCCACCGTGAAGGGGACCTCCTCCAGCAGGAGGTAGTCGACCATGGTGGTCAGCGCCCGGCGGGCCAGGACCTTGTCGGCCCGCTCCTGCACGTACTCGGCGAACTCGCCCATGTTCTTCGCCTCGCAGACGTAGTCGCAGAAGTCTGCGATGATCGACTCATCCCACTCGAAGTAGTCTCCGGTGGTCCACGCACCGGGCAGGTGCTCCCGAACCTGGTCGGCGGCCCGCTTCTCGATGACCTCGGCAACCTGCTTGGGGGTGACGTCGGTCAGGGTGCGCCCGTCGGTTCCGGGCTCGTCGACGAGGAGGTTGAAGCAGGGTTCGTACTCCCACTTCTCCTTCTTCTCCGCACCCGTCGGAACCCGGGGGTAGTGGTACAGGGAGGCGATGTGCTCCTCCTTCTGGTTCCACCACGAGGTGAAGATGTCGACATCGCCGGGGTCGGCCAGCGGGTAGGCCGACACGAACCCGTCCCGGCCGAGGAGTCCGGGCAGTCGGTCCTTCACCTCCGCCCAGAACTCGGCCATGTCCTCGTCCATTTCGATCCTGTCGTCAGCCGACATGGTTCTCCTTCCTCTCCTTCTTGTTCTTCTCGATCCTGTTGTTCAGGAACATGATGGCCCGCTCGCGAACCTCCTGAACCTCCGGGATCCCGTAGGCCAGGTGGTAGTGCAGCCCGTATCCGTCCCGGTCCAGGAGGTTGACGTCGATCAGGCCGTCGTCGTCGGGTGCGACGGCGATCTCGACACTCCCGTGCCCGCCGGTGAGGTACCGGATCATGTTCGGCGTGCTCTCCTTGGTCACCTGGAGGGGGATGTCGTTGTCCAGGTCCGTGGCGAAGTCGCCGACCCAGCACCATGCCGCGAACCGGCGCACCTCGTCCCGGTACTCGCGCAGGTCCGTGGTATTCACGTCCAGGCTCTCCGTCATGTTGTCCGACTCCCAGCACAGCCCGTCGTAGTCGTCCCAGACCAGCGGCAGGTCCCCGACGAGCACGTGCAGGGCCGAGTGGTACACGGCCAGGGCGATGTTGCGGGCGTATCCCGACTCGTAAGGAATGGGGTCCATGGGCTCGCCCTTCAGTGTGACGAAGAACGACCTGCCCACGCCGATGTCGTCGTCCGTGCTGATGACGCCGAGCACCTTGTCTCCGCCGACACCGCGCAGGGTGACGACTCCCGTGTTCAGGTCGAGGCGCAGCATTCGCACCACGGCCTCCGTCGGGATGTTCGACAGGACCCGCATCCAGACCCTGGTCCTCTCATCGAAGGTCTCCCAGGTGATCTCTTCGATCATGCGTTTCTCTCCTTCTCCGCCAGCTCTCGCCGGTCCCGGATCGTCTCGTGCAGGACCAGGAAGTTGGCTAGCGCCGCGATCACCTGGTCCTCCCGCTCGCTTCCGCGCTTGAAGGCGACCCGCCAGCCCTTGTCGTCGGCGTCGTGGTGCACCGAGGCGATGCTGTTCTCCCCGACCGGGGCCAGGTAGACCACAGCGTGCGCTCCCCCGGACCCGGGGATCTCGATAAGGGCGTAGGTCTGCTGTCCTCCCGTGACTCTGGCCGAGGGCGCGTCCCTGGTGATTTCTGTGATGATCTGCTGAAGTGTTCTCATGCTTCCTCTCTTCCTTCGGTTCCCGGGCGGATGCCCGGAACCCGTGCCGGACGGGGGAGTCGAACCCCCGTCGAAGACCGTCCCGGCTGTTAGCGTGTGGGATCACCACACATGGATGGTCACCTCCCGTGTGGCGCCGTCGACGATGCGGCGGCAGTCGACACAGACGGCGCCCACCCAGGACGGGTCGGGAACCTTCCCGACCTTTCGGGCCTGGTACTTGTAGCGCGCCTCATGCTGAGGGCACAGCGGTCCGTAGTGCTTGTTCCCGTCGTCGGTCCAGCTCTGGGGCAGGA